GTCTTAAGTGGAGACACTTGAAGAGCGGGTTAAACAACTGGGCTAGTTTGTTTAGCCCGCTTTTTAGTATAGGAGTTTTGTATGGCCGAGAGAAGCGAAGTCCTTGGTATTAGAATTAAGTTGGAGTTTGGTGATCTCGAATCCCAGATGAAAAAACTCAACGAGACGTTGGGTAAAAGCATCAAGGGAGACGACTTTGCCAAGAACTTTGCTAATGCGTTTGCTAAGTCATTCTCCGACATCGAGAAGAAGGCGGAAGAGACTAAGCAGAAGATAAGCAAAATTGCGAAAGCCCTCTATGAGTCAGGCGCTAATAACTTATCTTCTCCAGGCCATGCAAAAGATGAGTTGTCAGCAGCGGAGTTCAACAAGAAGTTAGCTGCGGCATCTAAAAATATTCAAGAATACCAGCGCCTTATTATAAACGCTGATGGTGTTCTTGTGTCCTTTACCAAGCACCAAAAAGAACTGGCGGTTGAGGCTGAAAAATCTGCTAAAGCTCTTGTGTCTGTTCAACGGGCACAGGCTCGTGGTTTTGAGTACATCAATGCGGCAGACAAAAGCCAAGGCTACATCAGAACGTCATTCATTAAGGACGTTGATATTGCCAGAGAACAGGCCGCAATAGAGAACGCCGCTAGGACTGCGGCAGCGGCTAGGAGAGCGCAGACAGCCGCCGCAAGAGAAGCCGCCGCTGCGGATAGAGAAGCCGCTAGACAATCAGCAGACGCTAGGCGTCAAGAAGCCGCCGCCGCAAGAGCCGCAGCCGCCGCTGAGCGCGAGAGGGAACGTGCTCTGCACGGTGCGACACGCGCTTCCAAAGAATCAACCGATAGTACAAATGTATTAGGAATCTCCCTCAATCGGTTGGCAACCAGGATCGCTGAGTTCTACTCAATCAGAACGGTCATGTTTGCCATTGCGAATCAGATTCGTGATGCCGTTTCTGGGGCAATTAGTTTCAACCAGTCAATGCACGACATCGCCGCCATCTCTGGGTCAACCAACGAAGAGATGTTGGAGATGGGCGACTCAATCCTGTACATCGCCAAGCACTCAAGATACACAGCAAATGAAGTGGCGAACCTGATGCAGACGTTAGCACAGGCAGGTATTGCCGCTGATGAGATGGCGCAAGTGTCTACGGCGGTAGGTATCTTTGCGACAGGCACTGGCGCTACTCCGAAGCAAGCGTCTGATGTTTTCACTACGGGTTATAACGTTTGGGAAAAAGATGCACGGCAGTCTATGGAGGTTGTAAACGCCATGACTGCGGCACTAAATAAATCAAAACTTGAGGTCGGAGGTCTAAGTACAGCATTCAACTACTTGGCATCACAAGCCGCTGTCTTTGGCTATACGATGGAAGAAACTTTGGGCATCGTAGCGGCGATGTCTCAGATTGGTATTAAACCAAGCACCATAGGTACGGGCGTATCTCAGCTTCTGAAAGAATTGGCAGCACCTAAAGACAGACTGAAGAACCTGCTTGATTCCTACGGCATTAGCTTGGATCAGGTCAATCCTAAGTTCAGGTCGTTCGCAGACATAGTTCAGGTCTTTACTGACAAGAACGTTCAAGTCGAACACATAATGCGGTCGCTTGACACGCGAGTTGGGCGCTACCTTGTTGCGGCCATGAAAGCTGGGTCTGACTCCTTTAGGGAAATGACCGAAGCAGTCACTGATACCGACGCCGCACTTGTTGCTTACGCCAAGAGCATGGACGGAGCAAAGGCTAAGCTAAACGTAATTAAACAGACATTCCTTGCTATCGTCGTTGACCTTGGTGAAAAGTTATCACCGGCTCTTTCTAAGTCTGCTGACGCTGTGTTGGCTGTCGTTACCGGGCTAGGAACCGTTCCTGGTAAGATGGCCTTGATCAGCGCTGCATTTACGACAGCGATTTTTGCAGTACGGACGTTCACGGCAGCGTGCTTGGCGAACCCAATTTTGTTAGGGGTAACCACAGGAATACTATTGGTTACTTCACTCTTGGGTTACTTTGGTGAGCGGTCAAGAGAAGGAACCAGAGCCACCGAAGAACTTACCAAAGCTATGGTTGACCAGGCAGAGGCAAGGACTCGCGTAAAGGATGCCATTTCAGAAGCGAAGATCGAGGCCGAGCACGCTGACCCTGCCCTTCGTAAGTACAACGAGGCCGTTAGAAAGTACGGGGAGAACTCTAAAGAAGCCGGCGAGGCTTTGAAAAAACTTGGCGACAAGACGGTAACGATGCGCGACGACACGAAGCGCGGGCTTTACGAATTGTCAAACGAGTACCGTCGGTATTTTGAAAATCTCGACATCGAGAAAATGAAGTACATTGACCTGCTTACCGTTCTTAAGCAGATCAAAGATGAGCGGAAAGCATCAGCAGGAACTGCGGCTGATGAGTACAATAGACTTGAGGTTGAACGGCAGAACGTTCAAAACAGGCTCGACGCTCAGAGGCAACTACGCAAGGAAACCGACGAAGACGCCGCTAAAAGTAGCACAGCGACTGGACTACCTGCGGTAGACGGCGCTCTGACTTGGCTTAACGCAGGTAAATTAACCAACCGCATAGCTAACTACGGTGTCGAAGATGCCCTCTCGGCGCAACTTCAACAACTCTCCGAACGACAGACAGAACTAGAAAAAGTTACTGGGGCTTTTTACGTCACGAAGAACGGCTTTATGCAGCCGTTTAAGGGAACTGACAACGAAGCTAATCCTCACGCCTATGGAGAGGATACCATTGGCGACATCAACCCAGACTCTGGGAAGGAAACCTTACAGACCGCCATTAACAATGCCATCGCGGATTCCAAACAACGAATTCTTGCGATGTCAGAGCAGATGGATAGAAACAGGATCGCGGTCTTAGAAAAGACTTTTGATGATACCAACCTGACTATCGAGCAGAAGAACCAGAACTTCGAAGAGGCACTAGCCCTCGCTAACAAAAAGATTAACACCGAAGCTGAAAGAAAAATTAGCGAGATAAACCAGAAACTGACTAACCTGCAACAAAGGTCAGCCAAAGAAAAGGTTCCTCTTCCCATCACTCTTGTTCCACAGTTCAACGCAGAAATAGATGCGGTGAACGCACTAGCAGAGGAAGAGCGAAAGCGTGCAGCGAAGGAGCTAAGAGACAAATTAGCAAAAGGAACAAACACAACCGGCAAGACAGAATTGGTCGGGGAAATTGAAGAGAAACGAGCAGACCGCACACTCATCACTGAGACTTCTGCACTTAACCTTCAGAAGCAGCGCGTTTGGACTGGCGATGAACTTCTGAAAATACAGGTTAAATTAACTGAAGCTGAGATGCGCAACCTCGAAACAAAGAAGGCTGCGTTTGAGCAAGACCTAACAACTCTTCAGATAAAAGAGAAAGCAGGTGACCTTGGAGAAAAAGACCGGGCGTACCTAGATTCGCTTCCTGCTAAGTTACAAGCCATCAATGATAAGTACCGCGAGCTGGTGCTTTTGAGAAGCCAGCAGACGGACAATAACTTCTTCAACAACCTGGAAGTCGGGGCGAAGAAGTCTGTTCAAGCCTTGGGAAGTTTCCAATCGAACACACAAGCCCTTGGTGAAACACTGACCTCCACCCTCGGTGATGGTTTCCAAAATGTAATGAACAACATGATTGACTCGCTTGCGCGAGGCGAGAATGCTTGGAAATCGTTTAGGCAGGGCGTTGGTGATCTGCTTTCCCAGCTTGCCAAAGAAATTCAGAAGTACATTGTACAAATGCTCGTTATGTATGCTATTCAGAAGTTGGTTGGGATTGCGGTAGGCGGTGGTAGTGCAGATGTTTCGGCAACAGACCCTAACACGTTGGTTGGTGGGTCTGGGCTAACATACACCTCACCAAATTTCTCGTTCAATGCGGAGGGCGGACTCATCCAAGCCTTCGCAAACGGTGGTCTTGCCCTTAGTGGTGGAATGATCCCAACTAATATAGGAATCCGGGGAAAAGATTCGGTTCCGGCCATCCTCATGCCTGGCGAATTCGTCATCAAGGAAGACGCAGTTAACCACTACGGCGTTGACTTCTTCAAGAAGCTGAACGCCAAGCAACTTGCAGACGGTGGGATTGTTGAGGCGGCACAGGCCAGCAAGACAAACGACCCGACGGGAAGCAAGAAGGATGGCGAAAAAGAAGCAACTCTGAACATCATTAACGTTGTTGACCCACGGACGATTCCGAAGACCACGGGCGAAGAGATATTGAATGTGATCAGCTTTGAGCAGCAGCGCAACGGCAATGTGTTTAAACAATGGAAATCAGCAATACGAGACGGGTAAGTAAAGATAGGTAGGAGCAGTCACATGCTCCTACCTATTCATAAATGAATGGAGATTTAGATGCCTACTCCAGTATTCCCTACTGTTGACGCCAAGGGAAACAGAATACCAAATCCTTCGAAGCCTCTCGCAGAAGGTATACAGACTAACAACCTTGTCATCGGTTACGACTCTGGGCATGAACAACGCCGCCGTAGGAGTGAACCAAGAAGGACTTGGGAAGTTAACTACACTGCCCTAAGGCAAGACGCTTACGACACGATCTACGGTTTCTTTATGTCCCGTGGTGGGAACTTCGAGTCGTTCTTCTGGGACCACCCAGTAACAAAAGCACGGCACCTCGTCAGATTCAACAGCGACTTTCTTCAGTCAGAGTATGTCCAACACGGCAGAATTTCTGGTCCTATCTGGAAGATGTCGTTCAAACTTATTCAGGTTTGGGAATGATCTATCAAGATTTGCTGCCCACTATTTACGAACACGCGGCTTCTTCGCCGTTCAGGGAAGTATGTGGGGTTGTTTCGACACGCGGAGTTGTTTACCCAATTGAAAATGTTTCTGGCAACCCAAGCGATTTCATTTTCTCAAAACGAGACTACGCCAAGGCGGTTGCTGCCGTAGCAAGAGATAACGACACGATCAAGTGTATCTATCACTCTCACTTGAATGGTGACCCTACCCCATCTAAGGCAGATAGAGAAGCGTGTGCCAGGGTTGGTATAGATTACCTCATCGTGGCTGGAAACAAATTCACTTATTTGGAGCATAGATAATGTCGAGAGATTTATCAGCGCTATTTGCAGAGGAAGCAACCAAGACTGAGCAATCTCGGATACTTCATCTGATCACTGTTGAGTTGTACGACGCAGTAACCACAGGCATAAGTTCTACTCTCGACTACAAAGTTCTGACTGTAGCAAATGCGTCAGAGTTCAGAGTAGGCAATGAAGTTAAAGTTAAGCGTGACTATGAGTACCCCGTCAAGAGAACGATTGTAGCTATATCAGGCAACATTATTACTCTGAACGCTCCGCTCGATACGCTAAATAAAACGTATACCATATCGACTACTGTGTTCATCCACATTGTAGATAGTAACTATGATGTTGAGTACGGCGGCGTCACTTACCTAAGATTCCCAGTTAAGTTCGGTGAGATGTCTGTTTCTTCAGACGGCTCCATTGACAAAGCCTCGATAGCAGTTGCCAATGTCAGTAGGGAGATAACGTACTACGTTGAAAAGTATGATGGCCTCAGGAACAGGCAGATCAAAGTCAAAACAGTTTTCGAGAGGTTCTTGGATAAGAAGTACTTTCTTAAGAGAGAGCGTGGTGTTTTCTCTGCTGCTGTAGCATACATCGTTGGCGACACTGTTGAATACGAAGGTATCAAATACACAGCTATAAAAGAAAGTGTTGGTGAGTTTTCACTAAACAATTTCACATTGACTGCCGATAACGAACAGTTCGCCTCGATGGTTAACCCAGAGGCAGACGCAAGTGCTCATATTGAAGACAGCTTCATCATTGATAACTACTCATACGATGAGAACGTCTGTACGTTTCAGCTAGACCCGGCGATTGAC